CAAACGAAAATGCTGTTGAAGTTAACCCGCGTGCCCGTGAGGTACTGGAGTTGAAGGTGGGCTTCGTCGTTACTGACGATGTCCGCCGCGCATGTGAGGGCTTATTCCCCGGCTATGAGTTGGTAACTTTACCCGGTAGCCGGGCCTTGCATGCGCATCCTATGTTGGTCATTGAGAGACTTGTTGCTGAGGACATGGTGCACCGTATCGCTACTGGTACGGTGCTCGATGTCGGCGGTAATCCGCTGCGGCATTTTTATGCTGATCGTGACAATGTCCATTCCTGCCCGGTTCTCAGCGCGGCTGACGTGCATCGTAACGCTAAGTTCGCCGCTGTTGATTTCCCGTTGCGTTGGTGCAGGCATGACCATCGTTGTGATTGCGTTGAGCCCGACTCAATCGTCATGTTCGATTCTATCTACTACTTTTCTCCCGACACCATTCTTGATATGGTTAGGCGCTGTCCACTTTTTGTGGTGGCTCATGAGTTTGTGGGTAGTTCGGGCAATTGGTACGATGGTGAGGCAACATACGCATGGGATTGCAATGGTTTTGTTTCGGTAGCTATTCGTGGGTCGTCCAATGCTTACCACCATAGTGGTTTAGGCTGGATGCGAGCTGGCTATTATTCTAGTTGTGGCGTTGCAATGACATGGAATCTTCGTCATACCGTTGGGTCAATGAAAATTTGGTCCTTCCTCAGGTGTGACCCTCAAGTCCGCCCAGACCCAACACCGGTCAAAGAACTTATCGTGAACCCTAGCGTTTATGGTAAAATTTCGCCCCTTGACAATGACGCTCGTGTCATTGGTCTTGAAATGGGTTTGACCGGTTTGGTCGTTTTGGAAGATATGTATTCCGTTGCTGAAGACTTGGTTACTACAATACGCGGTGAGCGTGTAGTAGTTTCCAAAAGTTTAGTCACGACTGCTGAAATGGCTTGTCTCAACATGACCCGCGATGCGGATTTGTACCAGTTAGTCACTAGCAAAGTCAAAGCTAAGGCCCGTGAGTTGGGTCTCCTTGACACTATGCCAGGTGGCGGTATTGATGCTATCCGTGTTGCCGTAACGCTGGGATTTGTTCTGGGTGTCCGTAAAGAAACTTTTCTTCTTGAGACGGCCATCCAACCAAACCGGCACCGGTTTGCGATCCTAAATAGGTTCCTGCAACACGATTTTTCACGCGATGGGTGGCGGATGTGCCGCACCATGTGTGTTGGCTTACTATCTTTCGTGTTTGGTCTACGTGCTGCATGGACCTTGGGTGTTGACATCGATATGTTCACATTTTGCTACTCTATATTGTTTGCTGTTTTGGGTGCTTATAGCATCCGTTGGGGATTCCTACACCCCGATGAACGTGATGATGAGTATTTCCGTCTTGTATCTTTATACAACCGGTTTGCTCTGTTCCCGCGCCGGACCATCACTTTTCATAGACCAGTAACAGTAGCCGGCCACGTGCATCAAAAACCTCTGCTTGCCCTTCGTGACGGTGCAAGCATTGTTCGGTCGGTGGAGTCTACCATCTCTAGGGCCATTGGGCCCACACTGGTTGGTGTTGGTACCACCGCCGTAACGCCTCGTATCTCAGTTGATGATTCTGACACAGAGTATATGGCGGTGGTCAACAGGTTGCTTTCTCAAGTACCTGAACCAGTTTGTGGTGCGTATGACGAGTTATGGCAATTTGTGGAAGCGAACTGGGCTGCAATTTTTGGCACCTTTGCTCCGGTCAAGCCCATGTCTTTCGAATCGTGGAACGCTCGCTTCCCCAAGGGGCGGCAGCGTGCCCAGGAGAAAGCCATGAGGTTCTACCGTGCTGATGCCAATGATTTTGCAATCCGGCAGTCTTGCGTGAGAAAATCTTTTATAAAGAAAGAAAAGATTGTTAAGCTCGAGGGCGGTTTACCTGTCGACTATAACCCTAGGCTTATCCAAGGTGTTGGTGACTTGGCAAATTGCCTCTTGGGCCCATGGATGGCAGCCTTTTCAAAACGCCTGTCTATTATGTGGGGTTCTGATCACCCTATTACGTATTCTTCCGGCATGAACAGCAATGCCCTGGGTGCATGGGCTCATGCTGTGCCGAGTGGCGTTCATCTTTATGAAAATGATTTTTCCGGTTTTGATAAGACGGTGTCTGTCGCTGCCTTACAGTTTGAACAGAAAATCTATGCCAAATTTGGGGTTCCCCTTGAGGCGGCTAAGGTTTTGTGGTGTCAGCTGAGGCCCCGCGGTGTTACCCGACATGGCCATCGTTATGACCTTAAGGGTACGCGGTGTTCGGGTGACCCCAATACTAGTTGTGGGAATTCTATGCTAAACGCCCTTGTGACGTTATACATATATTTCCGTGCTTCCGGATTAGAATCGTTGGGCGAATTTCTTTGCAATTACGGTTCTATTGTTTTGGGTGACGATTCTGTGGTGTGGACGCGTTTTCGCGTCCCACTTGAGGACATTGAGGCACAGTATTTACGGTATGGTTTTCTTGCCAAACCGGTGTACCGTGTCGACATGGACTACGTCACCTATTGTTCAGGTAGGTTCTATCATGCTTATGTTGGACCTATCGGCCGTGGTAAACACACACGTATCTGGGGACCCAAGATCATGCGGTTCATCACTAAGATTGGGTGGACCACTAATAAGGAAGATAAGCCCTTGCGCTGGCTCAAAGGTGTCATGTTGGGGTATAGGGATGACTTGGCCCATGTACCCATTCTTTCTTATTATGTGAAGCATGTCTTGAATCTGTGTCCAAGCGAAAATGCCCGTACTATTTCTGACCCCAATACCCCGCATGTTTCAGAGCGGGGTACAA